AGCCCGGACGCGGTTGACGTGCACTTCACGTGCGTCTTGCCGTCCGGGAGCGACGTCGCGTGCACAACGATCGCGGTCGTGTACGCACCCGCCTGCACGACGGCGTTGCTCGCGGCCTGAGAGACCTTCGTCCACGCGGCCGTACCGTTGGTGGACGTGTTCTGGTAGTACGTCGTCAAGATGTTGCCGGGCGTCGCGTACGACCCCGCGAACGCGTCCGCGACCGTGATGGTGTACGTATCCGCGCCCGTGCAGATAAACGTCACCGCTTCAGCCGACTTCAGCGAGATACCCGCGCCGTCAACGATCGGGGCGACGTTAATGAGTCGTCCGAGTGCTTCCATGTTCTGTCCTCTCCCGCGAGGGTTTCAATGCTCGCGAGGTGAGTGCCTACCGCGCCCGGATGGCGCTCGGCAGAGAGGTACTACCTGATCACCGCGAAAAGCGTTACCGGTGGCCAGTGTGGCTGGCGCTTGGATGAAACGCCTAGGTACTCCCACGTTCCGTTTACTTCGCGCCCGTAGACGTAACCCGTGGCGCCGGCCGCACGTACTTGCCGCGCCATCCGATACGCACGCCCGAAGCTTCGATCTCGCCTCATCCGCGCCCCACCCACGGCCGGAAGTCGATGATGAGGTGAGCGGCCAAGAACGCCAGCCCGAGGGGCACGATCTCTACCGCCTTGAAGTCAACGCCGAACGCTGCGAGAGCGAACAGGACTAGCGCCACGAGTGCGAACACTGGAATCACTCCAATCTGAGCGCGGTGCGCTCCTAGTCCTGTTCTCCCCGTTACCGCACGTGCCCGAACCGTTTTCAGGGTCTTCTGTCTCGCGTCTGGCACGAAGCCATCCTGCCCATCCCGACGGTTCCCGCGGGGAGTCTCTGACCTACGTACGCGTCGAGCTCAGGTTGACGAACGGCGAGAGCGTGGCGCCACCGTTCTGCGGCGTGATCGCGGACTGGAGCCACGGCCGGCCGTCCACGCGCTCGATGACGCGGTAGGCGGTCTGGTCGTTGCCGAACCGGTAGTCGGTAGAGCTCGCGGCCATCATCGACTGACGGTCGCCGATCAGGTAGTACGACAGATCGCAGAACGTGATGTCACCCGCGGTGCCGAGCACGTTCGCCTTCTCAGTGAAGATGACCGGCCGGCCCAAGATCGTCATGGGCGGACCCTCGACGCCGTTGTTCAGCCAGACCGGCGCGCCACCGGTGCCGACCGACAGCGCCATCGTCGCGAGCTGGGGGAACGTCTGAATGTCCGCGATCCACACCGCGGTCCCGAGCGACGTCGGGAGCATCCGCGAGTACATCTTAACGATGTTCTCCCAGACCAGCGTGTTCGCGCCCTGACCGGACTCCGCGGTCTGCGTCACCGTGGCCGTGTTGCCGGCCCCGATGAAGCCCAGCGGCTCACCAACGCCCGTGCCCTTCATGAATGCGATGTCTTCGAACCACGCGATGGCCTTCGGGAACGCGGTACCGATGAACCCGCCGAATGCGGACGCATCGGCAACGAGCTCGTTGGGCGCAACCGCGAACGCGGTGAGCTTCTTGGCGTCGAGCACGACGCGACCGAACGCGCCCTGAGACTCGGTCAGCGCGGCAGACTCTTCCGTCCAGTATGCGATGACGCCACCGAAGACGGACGACACGTTGCTCGTGCTGTCCACCATCGGAATTGGCACGCGGAGCGATTCCATCGGGATCACGGTCGCGCGCGGTCGGACGACCGCGGACTCCAGCGCGATCTGAAGCAGCTGCGAGCGCATGGTCTCCGGGATGAGGAAACCGCCGTCGGCCGGGACGACCGAACCGAACGAGTTCTGAATGTCCCGGTGCTTGCCCAGCTTCTCGCGACGCGCGTCCAGTTGACCGGGGGCGCGGGACAGGAACTCATCCGCGCGGTGCCACGTCGACTGAAGGAAGTCCGGAAGGTCATCGAAGAGGTTGTCGACCTTCGCGCCGGGCGCGCGGTTGTTGTAGCCGGCCGCCTTGATCTTGGCGTTGACTCCCGGGTGCGCGGACGTGTTGCCGAGAAGTTCCGCCTCGTTGTCCTTGAGCCACTGGGCGAGCGTCGCCGAGACCTGATCCTTGACCTGGTCGGAAATCGCGGTGTCGCGCTTGTTGACGGCGTCGGCGTAGTTCGCGATGTACTCGCCGAACGCTTTCGGGTCCTCCAAGAGCGCCTTGCGCTTCGCGTCGTCGCTCAGATCAGCGAGTAGCGCGTCGGGGTCGGTAGGGACGGCCAGATTAGGCGCCATTGTGCAGACCTTCCAGGAATGAGGCCATGTCCCACGCGGGCGCGGCCGTGGCTGTTGAGTTGTAGGTGTGCTGGAGTCCGCAACCGCACGAAGTGCCAGTGTCGACAAGGTGGGCAAGCGGACCGTTCGAGACAGCCTCGAACCGTTTCTTGAACTCCTCAAGTTCAGCCTGTGTCACGTCCGTGTTGAACGTAAAGACGGCGCTCGGCGCGACGGGCAGCGGTTCAGGCGCGGTGCCTCGGCGCGCGACGTGTGCGCGTAGATGCTCAGGTCCCACGACGCAGCGAGCTTGTCCTCATCCTGCTTGCTCGCGACGCCGTCGACTTCGTCCGCGAGACCAGCATCCACGGCTTCCTGAGCGGAGTACCAGACTTCCTTTTCCATTTCGGCGCGCCAACTCTTGACGTCGCCGCGACCGCTGCGGTGCGCGTAGACGTCCGCGAGGTTGTCGCTGGCCTTGTCGAGTAGGTCGGCCACCTCGCGCATGTCAGAGGCGTTGCCCACGCACAGTGACATGGCGTCGTGGATCATCATCTGGGAGTTCCGCGCCATGATGCGCTTGGCACCGGCCTGGGCGATGAACGACGCGGCGCTCGCCGCGAGTCCGTCCACGACCGTGGTCACTCCGCCCTTGTGCGCGCGGAGTGCGTTCAGAATCGTGATGCCGTCAAAGACGGAACCGCCAGGCGAATTGATGTGCACGGTGACGTCTGCGGTCGCGTCGATCTCACCACGGAACGCCGCGACGAAGTCCTGGGCCGAGACGCCCCAGAAACCAATCTCATCGTAGATGTAGACGTCCGCGCTCGACGCTTTGGCGTTGTTCTCGATGCGGTACCAGTCAGTTCGACCCGCCCGAAGACTTGCCAGACTTCGAGCCGTTCGCACCGTTTCCCCCTGACTTGCCCGGAGGTTTGCCACTGTCTTTGGATCCACTGGACCCCTCTCCTGGCTTCGGGAACGGCTTACCGTCTTCATCGAACCCCGGCTGTTGTGGCCGTTCCCACCGCATCGGAGGTAGTCCGGCTACCGCGGCCGCGTCTTCAGGGTCGACACCTGAACCGACGAGCGCCACGAAAGCTGTAGTTCTTGCCGCGACGGTATCAGCCTCAACCTGATCATCAGATTCCACAACAGGCTCAAAGTCCCAGTACGGCTTGCCCGTCGGTGCCGCGACTTTGCGCTCGGGGTTCTCTCCGGGTGCGGGCTTCGGGGCCGGCTTCGGGGGCAGCGCGTTGCGCGGGCTCGGTTTGCGTGGCGCACCGGCCGGTTCTTCGCCGAACAGCGGCATGAGCCGGTTGTTCAGCATCGAGCACCACCGGTTGGCCCGGGCTGTGATGAGCCATTTGCCGTACTGGTACTCGCCCGCTTCCGCGACCGCGCGGTTCGCGGTGTCAGTATCGCCGAGCATCGTCTTGGGAAACCGGAACGCTTTGCGGATGAAATCGGAGCTCTGACTCCGCAGCTCGGCGAACATCATGTCGCGGTGTGTGAACGCGTTCGGCACCCACTGAGCGTTGTTCTCCAGCACGGCGACGCGGTGTGCGTTGCCGATCCCCTGGTGGGACTCGCGCCAGCGATCAGTGAACTCAGTGAACTCGTCGTCAGAGAAACTGTCTTCGATCTGCACGACGCCGTCCGGGCTGGCCCCGTTGATGAAGAACATCCGGTTCCACTCGGCGGAGTACCGGGAGGAGTCGATATCCACGAGCGCGGCTTGCACGGGGCCGATGCCGCGCCACGGGTCGTCCGGGTTCGGCAGTTTAATCTGCAAGACTTCTTTGACGTTCAGTTTGATCTGCGTGCCGTCATCGGCGGTGTAAACCCAGCCGAGCAAGAACTTCTGCGCGAGCGGCACGCCGATGATGTCACCCTTGATCGGCGTGAACTTCGCGGGATCCATCACCCAGAGGCGTACGGGCATCTTCGCGATGTACTCAACGAGGATGATGCACTCGCCTACGAGATCGACCCACTGTTGCCCGGCTTCAACGAACTCCGACCGAGAGTAGAACGGGTTCGGGTTGTCGAACAGATCGACCGCGGGATGCTGGCCCGGTAGGACCTCAACGCGGTCTTCGTCTTTGCCCGACTCGCCTGGGCGGAACAGTCCGAAGTCCACCGCGCCCGTGTCCTGTGCGAGCGCGGACACGATCGGGTACAGCGTCGAGTCCCGCGCGTAGCGCTTGGCCACGTCGGTGGAGAAGCTTGTCGTCTGGAAAAAGTTCGCAAACGCGCGGCCGGAACGTACGAGGTTCTGCACCACGGGCGCGCTCGGCGTCCGGCGGAGGGAGAGGCCGTTGCCGGCCAGAAGCGAGCGCATGACCGCAGGCTACGCGGAGGAAGCCTCTCCAGTCACGTAAGACGTATGAACGACGTCCCGCGCCAGCGTTCGT